GCGCCCGTGGTTCTGGCGCCGGCATCGGCTTTGGCGGCACCGACGCCAACGGCCTGACCGCCGAAAACTTCTCCGAACTGCCGACCGACGAGCAGTTCGAGCAAGCCTTCGGCTAACCACCCGCCACCCAACCAGTCACAAACAAGAGGGGGCGACCCCTCTTTTTGCTGCCAATTCCGGCTCAAAAAAGTTCAATAGGTATCCTATCGACGAGGAGATGCCCTGAAGTCCCAGGTCGAGATGACCGGATCAGACGGGTGTCGGGCCACGGATGACGCGAAGTCTACCTGGTCATTCACCCACTCTTTCCCGTTTACTCGGACATCCTATCATGGGTCTCAGTCTCGTTGAGGCGAAGAAGCACAGCCGCAATCCTCAGGAAATCGCGGTCATTACCGAGCTCTCCGCCGGCCCCCTTCTCAGCACCATCCCCTTTCGCAACATCCAAGGCTCGGGCCTCTTCTACAAGCGTGAAGAGAGCCTCGGCGACGTCGGCTTCCGCTCGTTCAACGAAGGCTACGACGAGAGCTACGCCGAAATCCGCCAGTACAGCGAGGCGCTGAAGCTCTTCGGTGGCGACATCCGCGTTGACCGCGCCATGGTCGAACTGGAGGGCGCCCAAGCCCGCGCTTACCAGATCCAAGCCAAGGTTCGCGCCATGCGCCTGGCATGGGAAGGCCTCTTCATCAACGGCGACAGTAACAGCACCGCCGCCGAATTCGACGGCCTCGCCCTGCGCCTGCCCGCCGCCGAGGCTGGGAGCCACTCCCAGGTGATCGCCAACGGCAGCTCCGCCGCTGCCCTCAACCTGAACAAGCTGGACGAAGCCATCGACGCCGTGGACGCCCAGGGCGGCCAGAAGTACCTGGTGATGTCCAAGAGCGCCCGCCGCCACCTGTCCGCCGTGGCTCGTGCCTCCGGCCAGATCGACATCCAGCGCTCCGAGTTCGGCGGCCAGCAGCTCGTGTACGGTGGCCTGCCCGTCCTGGAGATCGACCGCGACCACAAGAACCTGCCCATCCTGGACGGCACCCCGACCGACCAGTCGATCTACGTGGTGTCCTTCGGCAACGACCACGTGACCGGCATCCAGAACGGCGGCCCTCAGGTCCGCGACCTGGGTGAGGCCACCGAGGGCCCCTACCTCGTGACCCGCGTCGAGTGGCTCTGCGGCCTGGCCGTCATCAACGGCCGCTCCGCCGCCCGCCTGACCAAGGTGAACGCCAACGCCTCGATCGTCTGATCGCTGCACCAGCAACCAACGGAGGGGCTTCGGCCCCTCCTTTTTATTACCCACCCGTAATCACCATAAAAACACCCAACGTCACCACGCGCCCCTCGGACCCACCCCAAAAAAGGAATACTAAGACAGCCCCAGGAGTTGGTCCATGATCGGAACGCTCGGCCAATTTGTTCGCGAGATCCGCGACAAGCTTGCCGGCGTCGGTGACCCGATTCCTGTAACCGGAAGCTTTGCCGCGCCCGTCGGCGGCGCCACCGAAGCCAAGCAAGACGCCCAGCTCGCCAAGATGCCTGACCTGGTATCTGGCAGCGTCCCAGTGGTCACCGGCCTGGAGATTCCCGAGCACGACCACATCTCACTCTCCTACACGTCCGGCAACCTGACCGGCGTCACCTACCGAACCGGCGGCTCCGGCGGCACCGTCGTCGCAACCCTGACCCTGGCCTACGACGGCAGCAACAACCTGCTAACGGTCACGAAGTCATAAGGAGGCACCCATGGGTATCCAGTTCAACCCATTCACCGGCAACCTCGACTTCGTCGGCACCGTCCCCGACCCGCTGACGCTCAACGAGCTGACGGTCAACACCCTGCTAACCGCCGCCCACATCCACGGCAACATTGCAGGCTCCTTCTACATCCACATCAAGAACACCGACACCGTCGAGCTCCCGAAGGGCACGCCCTTCTACCTGAGTGGCACCGTCGGCGGTAGCGACCGCGTCGAAGTCAAGGCCGCTCGTGGCGACGACCCCGCCAAGGGTCCCGCGATCGGTCTCCTCGAAACCACCCTAGCCGTCAACGGCGAAGGCAACGGCGTCATCCTCGGCGAAATCTTCACCTACGACACCGCCACCCCGGGCTGGACCACCAACCAGCCCCTCTACGTGTCGGCCACCGGCGGCCTCACCAACGTCCGCCCAACCACCGGTTACCGCCAGGTGGTCGCCTACGCCGGCCGCATCCACGCCAGTACCGGCACCATCGTCGTCGTCGGCAACCAGCGCGAGAACGTCCAGGGTAACACCGGCGAGGTCCAGATCAACCTGGACGGCGGCATCGGCACCATCGCCGGCTTCCGCTGGAACTCCTCCACGGGAACCCTCGAAGTCCCCGGCGACATCGAGCTCGACGACGGCGGCACCTACACGACCACCCTTCAGATGGTCACCCCAACCGCCGATCGGGTGATCAGCTTCCCAGACCGCACCGGCACCCTCGCCCTAGTCTCCGGCTCTAATGGGCAGGTTGCCTACAACCTCAATGGCGCCCAAGCCGGCGGCGCCCTGATCGTCGACCCGACAACCGGCGCCTTCGGGTACGGCTCTGGCACCGGTGGCGCCGTCACGCAGGCCACCAACAAGGCCACTGGCGTCACCCTCAATACCCAGTGCGGCCAGATCACCATGAACGCCGCCGCCCTGGCGGCCGACACCTCGGTGTCGTTCGTCCTAGCCAACAGCAAAATCGCCGCCAACGATCTCCTCCTAATCAACCACATCTCGGGTGGCACATTCATGGCGTACGTGGTTGATAGCAGATGCGCCGCAGGCTCGGCGACAATCGGCATCCGAAACGTGACGCCGGGGTCGTTGAGCGAGGCCATCGTCCTTGCCTTCGCGGTCATCAAAGCCACCACCTGATCCCTCTGATCCCATGGCCAGCGTCACAATTACAGTCGCCATCGACGAAGCCTTCATCCCTGGGCTGCGAGCCGAACTGCATTTGCAGGCGCAAGGCGGCAACTTTTGGGATTCGGCGGAAGCGTACGTGCAAGCCAGCGCGAACGAACTCATGCGCCAAGCCTGCGAACGCTATCGAGTTGGCCCCTACTGGCGCCCATCAGAGCCGCCAGTATTCAACCAGGACGGCACCCTCAACGTGCCCCCGCCAGAAGAGACGCTACCCGGCGGCGGCACGGACGAGCTGATTGACCCCCTGGCAGACGAAGTCGTTGACCCAACGGCAGAACCCCTCGATCCTCCGGCTGACACAACTGAGCCCACCCTCGTCCGCGCTCGCAACGAAGAGGGCGAGTACGTCGGCGACGACCCAACCACCCCCGAGAACGAGGCCTGGGTCGCCGTAGCCGAGCCCCCCATCGAAGACAGCAACACTACCAGCGAGGGGCCGATCGAATGAGCATGATCTGGCGGCCTGGCTATGTCACATCATTTGCTGATCCAGATGTTCAGGCGTATCTGACTGCCGTAGAAGAGGCAGATAATGCGTCCCTTGAATACCCGGTAGCAGTCCTGATTGACGAGTTTATTCGTGGCTGCAAGTTTGATGGAATATGGGATGCTATCAAGGCCGCTTGCATCATGGCAGGTGCTCGTACACTTGCCGGAGCGCTTGTGCCATTAAAAGGGGCAGCGCCGACGAATGTTGGCTTTGTGGCAGGTGACTATGACCGGAAGACGGGGCTGGGTGATCCCTTTAATACCGCAAAATATCTGAACAGCAACCGCGTCGGCTCGGATCAGCCCCAAAATAATGCACACATCAGCGCATACGTTTCCCAGGTGGCCACAAGCGGCCCAACCTCTTATCCCGTTTATATTGGTTCATACGGAAGCACTGCTAACGTCCTAACTGGCTCCTTGCACTTTGGCAGAAACAATAACAATGGAACACTTTTCGGAAGAGGCGTATCTAGCGTTTACGAAGCAAATCTAGGGAGCGGTTCTGCCGTGGGGTTTAAGGGTATCAGCAGATCATCGTCAGCCAATTTCGTCTATAGAAATAACTCAACCAGCGCGACGATTACAAGAACCTCGGAGGCGCCGGGCAATGCGCCTGTATTGGTTTTT